TTTACAGTTACTATAGTTTTGTGTATAATAGTTTCCATCGTAACGGATTTTGGTGAGTACATTACGTGGCGTAAACAGCTTGCTATTATGCTCCACGCGTGTATCGAATCCGGCTTGTGGGGTGTTGTTTATCCGTTCATTATGCTTATGATGGAATTTGGTAAAACAAGATTTAAAAATTTAAAGTCAATTAAAGAACATTTTGATATTGACTATCCAGACAAACCGTATTAGAATGTTTGTAGTTAAGAGGGGAAACTGATGGAAAGAGTAAAAGGTATTCTACTTTTAATTGCGATTGTACTGTTATCTTTGGGTATGTGTTATATTACCTATGATGATGACTATATGTGGAAAATCTCAGCGATTGCATATAGTCATAAGGCAGACTTTATAACTTATATGATCGTCGGGAATGGTTATGCGATGTTCCTAATATTCGCGGCGATGATGTTGTTTTGTTCTACACTCATTTACTTAATGATGCAGGATTTAAAAAATGAAAGTACAGCCAGTTAGTAAGATTCGTTCTACTCAAAATGATCTTTATCCTCGCTGTACTATTCAGGCAGATCAAGCGGCGAATCGTCCTGATGGTTCCCCGATGACTGTTGAACATGCGGAGCAATTCGCAAAAGAATTCGATAGTAGTTTTGTTGTCGATTTAAACAGGAAGGATATTCCTTCTTTTCTTTATAATAAAGATGGTAAATTAACTTAAGAGGCGTTACAATGGGTAAGTACTTGGGTATGGGTGTTATTGTAATTCTAGTCCTAATTGGACTAGGTGTAGCTGGTGGATCGTGGTTCACTGTTGACCAGCAAGATCGTGCTGTAATTCTTACTAACGGTAAATTAACTGGTATTGCCGATCCCGGCTTCCACTGGAAAAAACCGTTTGTTGATTCAGTAGTAGAAGTTAAAGTTTCTGGACAAAGTAAATCTTATCCAAAAACTCAGGCATATTCCCGCGACCAGCAACCAGCGGATATGAATATTTCAGTTTCATATTCTATTCCACCTGGTAAAGTTGGCGAGCTTTATAGCCAGTTCGGTAATATTGATAACTTTGTTGCCCGTGTAATTGATCGTCAAGTACCGCAAGCACTTGAAAACGTATTCGGTCAATTCAACGCAATCACCGCTGTACAGGATCGCCAAAAGCTAGTTACCAATCTTAACCTAGCGGTTAAAGCAGCGATGGCTAACTATCCGGTACTAATTGAAAGCGTCCAGATCGAAAACTTGTCATTCAGTGCGGCTTATGAAAAGTCAATTGAAGAACGTATGCAAGCGGAGATCGCAGTAACTAAACGCCAGCAGCAGTGGGAAGAATCGAAAGTTACCGCACAGATCCAGGTAACTAACGCACAAGCTGCCGCTGATGCAAAAGTTGCACAGGCTAAAGCAGATGCACAAGCTACCCGCCTACAAGGTGAAGCAGATGCAGCAGCAATTAAAGCTAAAGCAGATGCACTAAACAACAATCCTCAGCTAGTACAGCTAGCAGCGGTTGACAAGTGGGACGGCGTGTTACCTACTCAGTTCGTTCCTGGTTCGTCAGTACCTTTTGTAAGTCTTAAGTAATACAGAAAAGCCTCGCATTGTCGAGGCTTTTTTTATCTTTAAAAATTATACTTTCGATTTAAAAAGTACTTGCATTCGATTAGGGAAAGGACTATTATGTATCTATTGAAGCGGTTCACGGTGAAACGCACAGAGGGTAAGAAGATGCAACTTAAGAAACTGTCGGAAGCACTACAAGTACTTGAAAGTACTCACGGCATAGACGCCTGTTTAGCAGCAGCGGAAGAGATCTATTCCGGTGTTTACAAAAGTTCCGAATCGTTCACGCTCGGTGATACCCTGGCAGTGAATGAACCGCATCAAACAATGGAAATTCGCAGAGAGTATCGCGAAGTTGTTGCAGAGGCATTAGCAATCGCGGCTGGTACTTATATTCCATTAACTCCTGAAGAACATCAAGAATTAATGGAAAGTGATTACATGGAAGATAGATCAGCAGTCGAGGCTATGTATTCAACCGCTGAAGATTTATTAGATGATGGTATTCGATTTGTATTACTTTGCAACTACAAAGGCGAAGATGCTGGAGTAATGTTGGAAGAATTGTCAAACAATATTCAAGTTTACGTTAGCAAATATAATTACATTTAAATTTAAAAAGTACTTGCATCAATCAGCAGTTAAGTTATAATACTTACATCAACCACTAAGAGAGATTTAAAAATGAAAACTGAATTCTTCGCTACCAGAACCATTGCCCGTAACTTCGCTTCAGAGAACGGCGGCAAAGTCAAAGACTTTGGTAAAGATGCAGCAGATGGACGCCGTTGGGCTGTACTGTCTGAAGCTGTAGAAGTTGCCGCACCTGTTGTTGAGAAACATGCCGCACCTTCTGCTAACCTGGCCGCCGCACTGAAAGCAGTTGACCTAGTGCCAGCAAAAAAGGTTGACGTTTCAACCAAAATTAAGTTTTTAAATCCAACTTCAAATGTTGAAAAGAAAGTTGTTGAAGTTGCGAAAGTTGCAGTACAGGAAGTGCGTAAGGTTATCGCCGGGATCATCGGTGAACAAACACTGACTACCGGCAATAACAAGCGTGTACGCGTCATGTACCGCCGCAATATGATGCCTATCCGTCTGGCTATGTCAATCGCGAAAACCGCTTAAAATCAATCACAGGGGGCTTGACAAGCCCCTTAAAGAGTGTATCTATGAAACGCGTTATGATTCAAGATATACAATTGAGATTGCATTTTAAAGTACAAGACAAAATCTTAAACAAAGCAATTGACATTGTAAAAAGTTATGCTGGTGGATCTGTACATGCAAGAAAGTTAGGTTGTGGACTGTTTCGAGTACTGGATGTAACACGTAACGAAAGGATCGTTATTAAAGATAACATACTCAATCTAATGACGCATGAACAGTACAACAAATTCATTGAAAGAAGATAGACTAATCCCCTAAATATGTTTATAATAAATTTATAGACATTAGGGGATTTTTTTATGCCTGGAACATTCAGAAGTAAAAACGGTGCAACACTATCAGGACATAGTGATAAGTGGAGCAACCAAAACAGATCGGCTCGTAGTCATGAAGCCGGACAAGGTTCAAAAGGTAAACGCAATCAGGGTACAGGTATGCAAGGCAAACTAAACACATTGCCTTCTGATGGTGTTGATACTTCAAAGATGAAACCTGAAGAAAAGTTAAAGTACTTTAAATCATTAGGACTTATGCCAGGTAAAGGAGTTGCACCAGCAGATCAGCCACCAGCGAAGGAAGTTCCAAAAGATCCAGTACATGGAAGCAGAAACAAAGTACAAGCACTTACTCAGGATTTAGCAAAAGTATTTGCTGATAGACCAAACTACTTAACCAGTATTGTACAGGAACTAAAAGCAGTAGATCCATCTAAATTTAAATCAGCAGTATTCGCCGCATACCGTGCAATGCAGGAAGTAACAGCACAAGATAACGTAGCCCAGGCTGATATTCTTGAACACATACTATCAGCAATTAGAAATAATACTATAGAATAATCAAAAAGAGGTTGACGTTTGTCAGCCTTTTTTATTATAATAAGTACATACAAACAAGAGGATTTAAAATGAAAAAGTTAATCGCCCTGGCTGTTGTTTCTGTACTGTCATTCGCTGCACAAGCTGAAACTCTGACTTGTTCCACGCAAACACTTATCGTCAATGGTAATACTATTGCCGCTGATGTTCCTGTAACTGAAGGATCGATCATCCTGTCACAACCAAAAGTAATTTTAAGTATTGATTCTTATGATATAGAATTTTGGAAAGATGGTAATGACTACAGAAATGATACTGGCCGAATTATTCTGGATCGTTCACACGGTCGGTATACTATGGAAACTGCAATCAAGCAAGAAGGTACTAACAATTTCGTACCGACTAAAGTTGTTTACCGCTGCAAATAATTTTAAACAAGGGGTTGACTTCGGTTAGCCCCTTTTGCTATACTTATTTCATTGGAAGATAAAGCCACTAGCCCATCGGGTGCGGAGCTATAAACTTTAGCATAGCATTATAAATTAAATCAAAAAAGTACTTGTTTTCGATTAGCACTGTGATATACTTATTATCAGTTAACCAAGAAGGAGTTTATAATGCAGTTTAGTGATGTTATCAAGAAACTTATGGAAGAACCAACTGAAGAAGAAATTCAAGTTTCAGATATTCTAAAGTCGATCTGCTTCAATGAATATCAAACACAGCTTGACACTATCGTAGCTTTACAGTACTTCAGAGGGATTGACGACGCATTGATTATAGATAAAATCAGTGCAGCTAATACCCCACTACAAAGAGCGGCGATGCAGTATGAACACTAAACGCTACATAGTTCGATACACTACTAAATCACTTGCACACATTGAAAGTATTAAAATGGAACGTGTTGTGCAAGTCCTAATTGGAATTTTATTTGTAGTTTATTGGATTAAAGGTTAAAAAGTACTTGCAAGTTTAACGTAGTAATGTATAATGTATTCAACGGTTAAGGAATAGTTCTTAACCACTTTTAAATGAGAGATTGCCATGAAATTCACAGAACTGAACGACAAACAGAAAGCAACCGCCCTGGACAAGCACAGAGACATTAACGTTGATTGTTCAGAATGGTGCGAACATATTACCAGCAAGTTCTACGAAGAACTTAACGCTATTGGATTTGAAGGTGTAGAATCTCAGTACTCAGGCTTTTGCAGCCAGGGCGACGGGGCAAGTTTTACCGCCGAAAGTATTGACATTGAAAAGTTTTTGCGTAGTCAGAAACGCTGGTCACACTATCGCCAGTTACACGAGATGATCCGCATCAAGGATATTACTGGCGAAGTGAAACGCGATCACGGTAGTCGCTATAGTCATTATAACACTACTGAAGCATTCCTGGACGGCGACTGGCAGAACGATTTAACACCAAAACAGCAAGCACTGTATGATGAATTACAAAAAGAGCTTGACGATTATATCACTGAACAGGGTAAAGCATACTACAGCGAACTTGATACCTGTTACTATGATCTGATTAGTGATGAGAATGTCAAGGAAACAATCATCGCTAATGATATGGATTTCGAAGAAACAGACCATTCAGTAACCTACATTTAAATTTAAAATTCTTGATAAAAGGGGTTGACTTCGGTTAGCCCCTTTTGCTATACTTCTTTCATTGGAAGATAAAGCCACTAGCCCATTGGGTGCGGTAGTATATTAGTACTATAAAAATATTTTCAAATAATTATACTTTTAATTTAAAAAATGCTTGCACATAAACTAAAAGAGAGTATACTTACCTTATCGAAACAAGAAACGGAGTTACACAAAATGAAATGCGAAGTTCTGACTATCAGTGCTGAAGTAGCTAGCAAGTATCCAGCACTTAAACCGCTTTTCGATAATGACTACGTTTCAGCTATTGATTTCGGCTATACAGTTGATGTTAGTTACTCCTGGCTGGTGGATCTCACTCCAGAGCAAAAAGTAGAGTTCGATGCATTAACAATTGAACTGAATAAAAAATAATCTAAAATACGCTGGACAATCTAACTTCAGCGTATTATAATTTAAAAACTTAACGAATTGAGGTAATGACCATGCAGAAAATGTATCAAGGAATCAACGGCTTCGCCCTGAAAGAAAACCGTCCGTTGGATCGTACTGAACTGTTAGAAGTGGTTCCTTCTATCTTCGCAATTGAAGGACACGAAAGCCGTTCTGAAAGATTCGCACCAGTGGCAACAATTGACATTGTTGATCGGCTGGCACAGGAAAATTATTTCCCGATGTTCGCGATTCAGTCAAAAGTACGTGACACTACTAAGCGTGATTATACTAAGCATATGTTACGCTTTCGCCAGCCTGGACAGGTAGAAGGTGAAGCGAATGAAATCATCCTGGTTAATGCCAATGATGGTACAAGTGCTTATCAGTTAATGGCTGGTCAATTCCGCTTTGTATGTGCAAACGGTTTAGTAATGGGTGAAATGTCACACAATACTAAAATCTATCACAAAGGAAACGGCACTAAAGGTACTGGCGTGATGGACGATGTTATTGAGGGCGTCTATTCAGTAGTAAAAGACTTTGACGAAATTGAACGTTATAAAAATGAAATGAAAAAGATTGATCTTAATATTTCAGAACGTGACTCTTTCGCCATTGCTGCTTATGTACTGAAAGAAGGTATACCATTAAATGGTGACTTCACAAATGCAGTATTTCAGCCACGCGGCCTGTTATCGCACAAAGGGTTAAACACTACTGACAAATATGATACATCATTATACAGTACGTTTAACACCGTGCAACAGCATTTGATGCAAGGCGGGCAATCAGGTTTTAATCCAGAAACTGGCCGCCGCCGGACAAGCCGTGCTATAACTAACATTGATAAAAACATTGCACTGAATAGTACTTTGTGGTCAATGGCGATGAAGCTGGTGGATCAACGCGATGCACTGAAAAACGCTGAACCAGATGAATTATTAGTTTTTTAAAAATAAAAAGCTAAAAGGGGTTGACAATCGTCTTCCCCTAAAGCATACTAATAACTGTGAACTTTAGGAGGATAGTTACATGAAAATGAATTTGTTTGTAATGACGTCGCCAGGAAAAAATAACATTACTGAATACGTGATCGTTGGACAGGATTTCAACGGTCGCCGCTTCAAACTGGATTCCTCATTGTTAACCAATGAGACACAAACGGATCGTGAAGTTCGTGATGTTCAGAATCGCCGGATCTTGCGTATGCTTCAGGCTATCGCATACGGTCAAGCGATTAACCTGGAAAACTGGACACAGATCGAACCTGCTTACGGATCGCCAGCGTTTAATAAATTGGATGCAGTACAACGCAATGCGATCACGCAACAGCATGTAGAAGCATACAGCATTTAACCTATTACGCGTTTTAGATTAGTACTATATGAGGTTGGCAAATTTGTCAACCTCTTTTTTTATGTCAAGATAAATCGCACCGCTAGTACCAAAAATTAATTTAGTCAAGGCGGTTGACAGATTAAGACGAATCCGATAATATAAGCCTTAAGAAAACAACAAAAGGTGTAGAGCACTAATGCAAAACAGTCAAGTAGAAGCCCTAAAAATTCGTTGGTACAAGCAAGCTGTAGCAGGCAATCCAATTATCGGGGAAGATAAAGTACTGTTCGATTCCCTGCCCTCTCACATTCAGGCAGAACTAAAGAAAGCCTATCTCTTCGGCGTCAATGACGAACAAGAAACCTGGCTGAAACCCGCCACCAAAGTCACACCAAAAGTAATGCAGTAAGTACTAATAAAATAGTTTGACTGAAGTCAACAAGTAATATATAATCTTTTTAATCGTTACGTAGGAATCCAAAATATGATCCACGTTGATCTAGATTCACTGAAACAAGTATGGTATAACTTCGGTAGCAATAGTCAAGTACTATCAGCCGATAACAAAGCACTATTCAACGGCCTGGACAGTTGGCAACGCAAGGAACTGTTAGACGCCTACAACAAAGGGCAGTCTGATAAAATGGTAAGCTGGAAAGCCTAAACCATATCACAAAAAAGAATTTAATAAAGGGGTTGACTTCAGTCAGCCCTTTTTGCTATACTTATTTCATTGGCAGATACCGCCGCTTTCATCCCATTGGGTGCGGAGATCTATCTGTAGAAAATTTAGTACTTAATAGATATAGCTCCGCACCCAATGGGTCAAAGACATTTCGCTGTCTGTGTGTTAATTATGCCCTAGTGCTGGTGGACTGTCAACAACTTTTTAAATAAAAGAATTATACTTTTAATTTAAAAAATACTTGCGTTAAACTTCAGAAAGTACTATTATTACTACATCGAAACGAGACGGAGTAAAGAACATGAAAGTAACAACACTGGTTAAGAAGCTGTTTGGTGAGTCTGCCCTGGGTAACATGATGGACACGCTGGAAGATGAAGACACAGAGATTGAGTACTGGTCTATTGATACTGAAGAAGATGCAGCAGAACCATCTTACTTCATTAGATTATATGCTGATGGTATGTATAAGCTCAGTTATATTAACAGCGGTACTATTCTTGTTACTCATAATGTTCAAGAGTTAAAAAATAAGTTAAAAGTACTTGCAGCAGAAGTTAACAAGTAGTATTATACATTCATCGGGAAGCAATAGTGCTTCCCACATTATCCCGGAGATTCACCATGAGCGATTTCACTACTTCCCTGCTTGCCCTGGCTAAAAACAACGGCGGCAACTTCAAATCAGAAAAGCAGGCCGCGATGTTTAATAGCATGGCAAGTAATGGCGTATTAGTACTTACTGGTGGATCAGTATACGGTAACACCTGGTCATATGAATTCGTAGTAGATGCTACTGGTATCGTTTCTGTTACTAAGTTATCTTATACTAAAGCTGGTGTAGCCAGCATTGAACCAATGTTCTCACGTGATGGAAGTGTACAGGCAGCACGTGCAACAGCACAGGATGATAAGAACATCAAGCGTATCAAACGTGAGATTAAAGGGCTTGAGAAACTGATCAAGCAACGCCAGGCAGAGTATGATGCTGGTCAATATCCTGATACTGATATGTTCAACCAGTCACAGAAAGAAGACAGAGAACAGATAGAAGCTTACAAATCTATGCTGTAAACTTCTTGACAAATCCCTAAGCCACTGGCACAATGCTGGTGGCTTACTCTATTGAATAGGATATAAAGATTATGTTTATTGTTATCGGTTGCCTGGGTGATGTAGTTGCAGAGGTGGAGACTACTGAAGAAGCTATGCATGTAGTACAACGTCAGTTACCTATTGGTAAGAAGAAGGTACAGACAATGCGTAACGCTCTTGGGCGGCTACGTGCTGGCTCAGAGTACCAGCTAGAGTATGGTACGTCTGGCTGTACTGTACGCCGCGTGTAGTGCTTCCTACAAAGGATTAGAGCATATTATACCATAGCCAAAAAAAAGTTATCTCAGAATTAAAATGCTTGACTTTTAAAATGCGTAGGTAATCCCTTCATGTTTCTATATGTAATATGTTTGGACTATGGTTTTATTTTTTGCTTAGTTAAGGCCAGTAACGCTTAGCGAGGCATAATTGCCGTATAAGAAAAAAGGGTTTATACATGTTCGGGGATATACAGGATTACGTTCGGGCATATATTGATATGTCCGTTTCGGGCAATATATTGTTCTTTACTCTAGGACAACACTTTAAGCACTTTCGCTTTGATTCTCCGGTGAGTGTAATGAATGGAACCAATATGTCGTACATTCAAGACAGAAGGTTATCTATATCTATACCAAAACTATTTGTATTCATTGGTGTGGAACAAATATCCAACTACAAATCGAACCCATTGAGTACTGTGCTGCATTGTCCGGCGATAACTGCCCTTAACGATTTCCAGTACGATAACTACAGCACGATGGCATTACACGATGAATTCATCTTTCAGCAAATGACGTTACACGATGAACCCATGATGTTATCTACCTTGTGCAGTACTTTCTACGAGGAAGCAAAACTTCCATACGATTGCATAACGATAACATCCGAAGAAGATAACCCAATAAGTAAGAAGACTGAGTATCTTCAACGTACTACCGAACACTTTTTAAACTTAACAGAACTACTATAAAGGAACGATATGGATTACGATAAACTACAGGATATGTTCATTGGTACATGGTCAGCTTTAATACCTTTGATGTACTCTGCTTCCCCACATAAGGTTGACAGGACAACGTTACCAGCAGGATATTCAGCAGAGTTCATTACAACTCCCTTTGAAGATACTGGAAGAATACTACGTTTACGTTATTCTCAACCTGATACTTCAGCAGTAATGACTATCTTTGAGATAAGCTATAACAGCAAAGACAAGTACTTCAGTACGATAACTGAAAATAGTATTCGTCTAGCACACTGGAAACCTGACTTTCCAAGATATTACGCACTGTACGATAAAGACAACTCCAAGGATAGTAAAAGTCCTTATACTTTTATGCCATATCCTTTCAGTGAAGAACAGTACTTTCAGTTGATGACTGTTCAGCTTGTACTATCTGAAGAACAGTACAAAATCTTGGATGATGAGGTTAGGATTATGCAACAGCTACTATCCAATTACGATGCACTTAGCGTTGGTGTTGTACTATCTCATGACATGTTAGAACCTCATGAAGTAGTTAACATTCTAGTACCGTATTTGAAGAGTTCGATGAAATGAAGATATTACTCCTAGCTGAATTGGTATGTTTGCTTAAAGACATGTATTATCATGAGCAAGCATTTGGTGATGATATAACGATACTCCCATCAGAAAAGACTTTTAGGATTTTCACTGAAAGTTCAAGTATTGCATTGTACATTATTACTTACACTGAGTTTATTTCTTTTCAGGACTTTAGTGTACCGCTTAATAGTACTTTGAGGGATGACTATAATTTTACGATACAGACACGATACAATACCTTTAGGGATATAGTAAGGGAAAATTCAGCACAATTATATAAGGCAAGGAATAGTTTTCCATCTTTACCTTACTCTCCTGATGAACGATTAAGTCACGATGAATTAGAATCGATGGAGTTCCAGCTACTAACAAAGTACACCCAAAATGAAGTCAATGCTATGATACTTGAACACTTGTACCGTAATTACAGTCCTGATCATCCTAGAGTACAGATTAATTTCAACATGTACGACATTCTAAGTGAAGATGATTTGAAGAACCTTATACAAATCCTTAAGGAATTTTTATGCAAAACTGTACAAAGTTCTTAGAGCTTTATCAGGCTCTAGCAGAAGTACAGAAGCTTATTGGTACTTTTACGCCAGGTACAGCCGATGATTTAGAATATCAGAATGATTATTTGTATGCCAGGTTAGTACGCTTCATGCATGACAGAATGACATTCGAGGTTCATAGCATCCGTGAAGACGGAGCGAAGTTACCATTATTTCATTCAGTGTGGCATTATCAAAGTAGTACAGCTTACAGTGTGTCTGAGATTAAATTATTCGGACCAGGTGTTTTAAGTGTTACGGGTTGTTTGACCGATGAAGTCAAGATTGAGAAGATTGTCAATTTATGGAATCGTGAAAGTGTAACCTTGAAATACCCTTTAGACGAGGGTGAGTACTTTCAGCGTTTGACGCAAATACAGTTAGTTCCTGAAGAATGGATTGACAAGTTTATGTACACGAGTCAGTACGTTCTTGAGAGTACACCATTGTTTGTATCGTTCCATACACAGTTACATTTAGATAATCCATTGTTAAATGAAACGAGTACAGAAAATGTGGTACAATACGTTATGGATGCGACGAAGGGTTTAATGAAAGAAGAGATTGAACGTTTCAAGATGCAAGGCTATTGAAAAATGGCCTGTTTTTGTTTGCATAAATAAGTGTTATCAAAAATTTTTCCGTTCAAAAAACATACAAAAAAATTTCCGCTTCTCATTATTGTTATCAAGATAAAGTGGGCGGCGGCGAAGGTGGGAGCCACGATGGAACGTTATGATTTAATCAGGGAAGTACCGAAACATTTCGGAGAAGTATTTCAGTCTTTATCTGATTTACGTACTGCACTTGCTGAGAGTGATGCAGAAGAAATAGTTGCAGATTTCGGTGGGTCAGTAGGTTCATATGGTTTTAGGTTCAAGGTATTCAGTGATAGTGTAGCATTTCTGTTGAAAGATGATTCATGCGTGTACTATATGCATATGTACTTTAATAATGCTACTGAAAACGTACTGGTATATTCTGATCCTGTTAATGTTCAGATCGAATATGGTAATGTTGCTGACAGGAGTATTATACGTTTAATCGACTTAGATGAAGATGGTCGTCGTGGTGTTGAACGTTCTATGCAATATCCTATTCAAGAGGGTGAGTACTTTCAATTACTAACAGTACAAGAACTTGCTGAAGAAGAATTCTACGATGAGCTTGTTAATGATGTACGTGACTATCTTATTGCAATACAGGTTAATGATAGAAATGGAACTGTCAGAACATTAGGTAATATTTTTAGTGAACCAGATACTATCAAAAGAATAACTTCAAATATGCAACTCCTAATTGGTACATACAGAGGTAAAAACAAAGTATGAGTTTTAAGATATTCGAACGTGCACAAAGATACGTCGATAAGGTTATGTCAGTAAAAGATTCACATACTGAAGCACTTGATTATATAGATAACAGCAGCTACAAAATATTTGGAAAAAACTATCTCACAACTTCTTCTTCAATAAGAACTAGAACGCGGGATTCTTTATTTGAAATTCAGATGTTAATGGATTTGGGTTCTTTGGCAGTATCGGCACCGCAAAATCTCAGGGATTCTTATCACAGGATTGCTGATGATGATTATCATCCTTGTGTATGGGTTCCTAGAAACGTTATGGTAATTCAGGAATTTAAAGAAGATTTAGATTTCCAATTAAGTACTATAATGGATGACAATTTACTTCTTGAATATTACTCTTGTTGTTTATTGTACACAAGGGGTTATCGTGGATACATTAAACGGATGATCAGTCACAATACTCTTAATGCAATGAAGAAACATCTTGATATGTTAGTAGCTACTAGAGGTAATTATTAATGAACCGGATTGAATTTTACACACCAGAAGTAAAAGCTGAAATCATGAAAGTACATGCAATATTCGAAGAAATGCAGAGAGCTTATCCTAATGTTCATGAAAACGATGAGCCGTATAACATATCTTTCTTTAACTATAAAGGTTTAGGATTAGATGTAGTTATGCGTAGCGATGGATTCTTTATGTATGATTCGTCGGGTACACCAGATGATGATGCGATGTTTAAGATTATTCGCAGAGACAGAGAACATCCACACTTCGATTACAGTATTATGAGCGATGATGTGTTTGCATATACTCCTTATGATTCTTTTAAAATTGAAGTAGGTGAAAAAGTACAAGGTAATAACTGGCGTGAAATAGTAGTATACCAGAGTGATGATGTAGAAAGTACGTTAGAGATGTTCGATGAAGCTTGGTTCTTCCAGCAGATGACTGCACAGGATATTATACCATTTGAGCAGTTCTCATGTGAAGTTGCATTATGTTATGACTGGTATAGTACTTTTAACGTAAACCAGATGGATGATATTATCTATGTTGGTGATATTAGTTTGTTTAATTTAGAATCACTTAAAGGGTTCAGGTTTATATGATTGTTTTCCATGCCAGTACTGTAGAGATTAAGGAGTTCTATATTCCTTTTGGTGGCTTACATTTAGGTGGAATGATGAGTGCAGTTGATTGTGCTCTACTTAAACTTAAACAAGGTCGTCGGCATACTCGCGACTTAACTTTAGACAGCATCTATATTCATAGGTGTTTAGTTGAATTGGGTGAAGAATACGAAGCAAAAGATCAAGGTTCTGATTCTGGCTGGAAAAAATTATATTACAAACTACTCAACGAAGAAGTTGACTATGATTACATCAGGTACATTAACGAATACGAGCCTGATGTAGTCCCTTCATATTGTTTCTTTGAAACATCAAGGATTAAGATTCTGGATTGTAATAAAATGCATATGGATGTAGCGGAAGATTACTTGCGTGGCATTCATGAAGACCAGTACCGTTATGATTTGGAAATATTAGAATGAAAATAAATTTAACACGTGAGCAATACGTACAGCGATTAGATGAAGGTAGAAAGATAATCGATTATCTAATGAAGTTGGATACGTACTTTCAAAAGAACAGCCACAGTCATAGTCTAGTGTCTGACTGCGATAACGTAGAAATTATAATTTCCCAAGACCATAATATTTCCATTAGGGTTTGTACTAGCAGGAGTGAAAGTTTCAAAGCTACTAACTGCATTGGTATGTTGCACTATCAGGAAATAAGTTCATCTAATACAGTCAACCCAAGATGGATAAATTACAGTCCATTAAATAAGACGTGCCGAGTTGCTTACTTCGACGAGTACAGTATTGAATATCCTTTTATTCATGATGAAGCGTTGTATTTCCAGAACTTGACACGACATGACTTACCTGAAGAATTCTTTTACGAAGAATCATGTAAGTTACTTGATGAAATAAAAGATTTAGAAATTGTTAGTATGAATGTTTCTATCGGAGATTTAGAAGAACATCATATCAAAGCAATTGATAAATTAATAGATGAAATGGATTTAAATTAATGCTTAATATAATCGACAACATCGATCCAATAAACTATATCATCCAGGATGTTTTGAGTAACATTAGTGGGCGTGATTTGGTTGCACGTAATAACTACTACATAGGTGAAGGGTATTCACTTGATGTACAGGAAGTACGTAAAAACGTATACAAGCTAAAGGTACGTACACAGAACCTACAGGATTTGTGTAACATTGCAATTGACAAGAAGAATCTTGTTATTCGGTACAGTCCTGAATTTTTCTTTGTAGGGGCTGGTGAGAACTTGAGTACTAATCTATTTGAAGGTACTTTCAGTTTAGAAGAACTACCGGATGCATTCAAAAACAACGGAGAAGTATTTGGTCTACCAGTTGAATTTGACTTCGAGACAATGAAAAGTACTATAGAAATGTGCCGTAGAGTTCATGGTGAATTCTTGCGGAAAATTGCGACGGCTTAAAACTATGCTCAAGGATGAGCATAAATACTTTTAGAGCACGAGATCGTGCATTAAAAGAGTTCAAGGAGTGAACGCATGAATATTATTCACAAAGAGAATGGGCCGATTGATGATGTGATCACTACTGACGCCTTTGAAGTACACGATTTAATGTTTAGTATTAAGGACATTATTCAATGCCTTTTTCTATGCAGTGCAACAATGTACGAATTTTTCAACAATCCAAAATGTAATAGTTTCGCAGTAACAGTAAACAGCTCTAAACGCTGGGTAATGGCAACGCCAATGACAATGAATTCTGAGTACAATGAATGTGTAATCAGAAACAACCCAGGCGATACACCACAATCAGATGTGGAAAAATTACGTAACACCTATACTAAACCGGACGACGAGCATGTACTAATGTTTTTGTCAAAGGGTTATGTACTGGATAATTTCTTTATTAGTGAAAGTTATCATGATTTTCTCTTTACAGAAGGTGAACCACATGTTATGATCACCGCTGAAGACATTGAAAGTCTAACACTTAAAAACCCAAACTTGGAGTAATAAATGGCAAAGTCCAAAAAGAAAACTCAGGAAGCACCACAGGTTAATGACTTCGTGGCTAAGCACATGAATACCTTCAACAAAGCTGCAACTCACATTGACCGCAAGAAGGAATCTAAAAAGGGCAACACTAAACATAAAGGACGCTATGATGCGTCCTTTGACGTTTCTGGAAAGTAATAATGTTTGATTTAAAAGAGTACTCTGTACATGAAGCAATAGAGTATGCCAAGCACAGATATAACAACCCAATCGTAATAGGAACTACTGAAAACAGGATTCACTATTACGCAGGTCGTAGTGGATCACATCAAAGTTATCGGTTTAATGGTATCGCCTACCAAGCCCATTCATTCTGTCATAGTACCAGAAAGTTAGAACCAAACGACAACTACGAATTTTCAATAAAAGAAGTAGATGGTCATTACCCATTGCATTATATTTTAGAACGTTATCAGGAAAGATTGGAACTTGATAATGTCGGTTACAGTTATCGAATTAAGAAAGATGGTACTAAAATATTAAGTACTAAGAGATATGAATTCAAAGATGCTACCTTGCGGATTGATGTACCGAGACAGGAATTCAAATGGTATTATAATAATCACCGATATACTAAAAAGATTAATAAGAATGGTACATCTGAGTTTTTAATCATCTTTAATTCGGGTGAATCCATAAGAGAGTACTATAACTCTAAGGGTGTTTGTACTTGCAGTCTATTACATTTCGGTGACGGTGAAACTATTCAAATGCACTTTAAGCATAAGCGAGTTACTTTCTGGTGCTCGAATGCTAATGGTGGGCGTGATGGTCAGTTTAAAACATTAGTAGTTCCGAATATACCAGATGCTTCTATTGTTAATCTTTATAACAGGATGAATTGTTTTGAGATTGATTTAATGATGCCATCCAATGAAATGTTCGAATCATACCAGCGGGGATTGAGAAAACTTAAAAGTACTATCGAATTAACTGCGGCAAATTGTATTGGTAATAAGAGTATATTACTCGATATGTTAGGACAAATAAAGGCACAAGAAGATGCAGAGAAAGCTGAAGTTCAAGGATGATATTCCGGTTTTTATTTGGTTAGGGAATCGTGGTATTCCAAAAACTGCTACGTATATTGAATATACTAATGGTCAGAAAATTGCAGTAGAGGAAATCAAACCAGAGTCATACTACTACGCAATGGAGAGGATTATCATATCTTCCAAAACATTCAGTCATTCAGATGCTGAGAAGTTTATGTACGCATTATGTCAGTACTTGGATGAAGATGATGAAGATAATTTCTTTTTACTATTGATGGATTTCAACAAGTGGCATGAAGTTTTAGTTAATGAAAAATGAAACAAAAAACAACTTTGTGGTATAATATACACACCTAAATGAGAGGGCTTTATATGAGTAATGTACATTCTGGTTATCTAAAAACCATCACTGGCGTCTTGCTAATCAGTAAAGACGGTGACGATATGTTGTGTTGTATTGAAGATCTACAAAATACAAAACATTTTACTATCGGTCAAATTTTCAATGCTATTCGTGTTTTGAATGGTAAATCAGTAAAAGATTATGGTTCACTATGGCCTAAGTATCGTGTAGGTTATGAAAGTACTATATCTAAAGATTGGGAAGCGTTAACTTCTGCGTACAATAACTGTGAATCTGATTACGAGTTTCTAATTGCAGCTTGTGAACAACTTCAAGAAGAAGTACCAGAAATTGTCGAGCGTAAGAAAGTTGAAAAACAAATTGAATTGTTTAAGCAAACTATTACGAATCTAACAGCATCACAGTAATAAATTTTTAAACAAAGGAAGAAATTATGTCAAAAGGAAATGACAAATTTAATATGTTCGATGGCTTTGAAGAACCTGTAGTTAATAAAGTACTACACGATGATTCATACAACGAAAACGAAGTTGACGAATTCAACGAAGAAGTTGAGATCGTTAGCATCACAATGAAAACCGAAAGTCGTAAGAAATTTTCAGCAGCAGTAGTTACCAGATCACAAGAAGAATATGAAACCTTTGTTGAGTCTACTCACTTTGAGACTCTAATTCATCCAGAGTCTGGTGAAGAATATCAGGTTAAAGTTACCGTACTTAAACCAGAAATCAATCCACAAGAACTACTACGCCCAGCTTACGCTTACAGTACTAACCATTAATTTTTAAGGGGCTTTATTGCCCCTTTTTTTGGATTAAATTTTATGAGCATTTCTTTAATCGCACTATCGATCTATCTTGTTGGTAGTATTTTATGTGCATCTTATATTCTCATTTCACATTTACGTGCATTGAGTACATATTTTCGCAGGGTCTTTACTGCAAAAGATATCAATGTTTCTGAAATCCGTACTTACTTCGGATGGCAGTTTCACGATGACACATGGGATTCAGATGAATGGTTTGAAGTACTTCTTTCAAGCACAATCTTTGCTATAATGTTTATGCTAATTAGTTTTGTAGCATGGCCGTGTCTTTCTTTTGTTATTTTACACAGGGCTATTGAACAAGCACGTATTCGTATTAAACAGGATAGTTAATGTCTATAAAGAAATTAAAAGAACTACAAAAGCAGTGGAGTGAAACTATCGATGCTGCTGCCAAAGAAATCGACCCGAAACTTATCGGGTTGTTATTCTTTGATGATCTATTCAATGACCACTACACAGATAACAACTTAAAGATTCAGTACGAAGATAAAGTACTTCCGTTAGTAAGAAATTACAAACAGGAATTAACTATAGCATCACAAACATATCTTTTAGACTTTGTTAATGATATGGCACTCATCCTTCCTAATACTGGTTACTTAACTAGAACTGGAGAAGAAACACACGAGTTTAAATATGCATTCGATAGTACTTATATTCCGTGCGTAGAGATTCAGCCAGTATACGAAGCAGTTCAGGATATGCAGTACGATGTTAAGATACGCCCATTCTGGAACCAGAATAACTATAATTTATTCGGAAACAATGAAACAGTAATTATTACTTCTGCTGAAAGTCCACTTTCATTTTGCACATTAAACCGTTTTAAATTCACGAAGACATTCCCTGAGAGTAATCTACAGAGAATGGAACGGTCAGTGCGTATTATGGATACATTTGATTATCCAATCAATATTGTCCCACTTACGAAATTTGAAGACGACCGGATACCTGGTAACTATGAAACTGCAATCAGACGCCATGCTATTCTAAGAAAAGTACTTGAAACTGAAACTGTCGAAGAAGAATCAACATTCAAATCGTACTTTACTATAGATGGTAATTTAAGATTGCGTAGCCAATTAGGAAATGATTACTGATGTTTTTAAAATTCTTTATTACATTTGATGATGATTCAAAAAGTGGATCTGCTAATGCATGGAACAAATCTATTGCCAACCCACAAGGTACATACCAACTACCTGAATCATCAAGAAACTCTTTTAGTTCAGTACTTCATTCACTAGCTTATAAAGTTGGTTACGTTAATGATCATGATGGATTTGGAGCGAACAATACTACGCGAGAAATTCTGATCAACGTTGATGATGAAGCAATGTTTCAGCTTATGACATTAGCCGTACCTGAATATTGTTATTGTACTTATAATCTCGAAAGTAAGAAGATTGGTTTTGGTATGTCCAAAAGACAGGCTTCTAATGCTACAACTTCTTACTTCACTTCTGGTTCTAGTACTTCTAGTACTTCAGGTTCTACTAGCGGTGGTTCTTGGTTTGCACCCTATATCCCCGTAACTAAGCAAATGTTTAGTTTTGTTGATAGACGCAATGAAGAACATCTTGAATTTCAGGCACCAGAAGCATTTTATGCACAGGTATATGAATTACTAGAACCTTACATTAAGTTCGAAAAGCAATTCTTTTTTGCCCATGTTTCTAATTCGTTACACATGAACACTAATAGATATTCTGATTATCTTGAGAAGTACTATGATGATCGGGCTAGCGTTAATGTTTACAAAGTTGATGTTAGAGCAGACCATATAGTACAAGCTGTTGTTCTTTATCAAAATGATGATCCTGATATAGTAGAGATGAAGGAAACACATGCACTTGAAACGGAATTCATCAAAAGTTTGTGTATAAAAATTATGCAAATATCAAATGAAACGTTTTGATTTTTTGTGGTATAATACAAGTAGGACAGCACATGGTGTTGTCCTTTTTTAATTGAGAAAAACTCTGAATGACCTTGTACGCAAGGATAGTTGAAGACCTGATGATGTTGAAAAGTAAACACCAGATGAGTAGTTCATTCAGTACGAACAGCAAAAGAAACCCGTTAGAGTACTAGCAGTCAAACAAATCGACATAAGTCTACGAATCACGGCAATGCGGCTGTATAAAGCATGACAGTACTACATAAGTTCATGCCTAGATAGACATATAGGATCGCACCTACCTAATGTATAAGGGAGTTAAATTTGCGATTGATTTATTACAATATAGATCCGTCTTGAATTTGACAATTCTAAAGCTGTTCATGTAGCTATTAGAATCAGTGTAGTAAGACTACGACCGTTGTATAGAACCGCGATAGGGAGAAACAGGACAACCCGCTTCCGCTCAATTTGAAATTCGTGACATGAAAAGCTAAGACTATCATCGTCAGACCTCTTTATTCTTCCCTCCTTTGGGGGGATGAAAATGCATCAACAAATCTCGTCAGTAGTAATATCTAAAGTACTTTTAAGTAAGAAACGTAAATCACAAGGAGACGTAACGTAAGTGAAGTCTAGAAGTGATTTACTGGAACGTCCGTAGGATGTTCCTTGTAATAATGAATCAGATTAATACCTGATTCCAATTTGTGAGAAGAAATGAAGATTGTATACAAGTGCAAGCAGTCCGGTATTGTGAAAGATTCCGTAGATATGAATGAGTTCTCTGGCTATCGCATTCAGATAGACCATAATAAGATAAGCAAAATCTCAGAGTTCTTTAAGAATGATGAGCTTGCAAGGATAATTTATCGTCCTACTAAAATACCTCTCATTCAGAAAGTTGAATACAATGGTCATGTCGAAGAAAGATACAATAATAATAAAGTCAGTTCTAAGTACTACATGTTTGATAAAAAACTATATGGTGAATATTTAAGATATGACATTCATGGAAATTTGCAATCTAGAAAGTATTTCTACGAAGACAAAGATATTACTGAAGAAATCATGTCTTTTATTGGCTATAAAGATTCACTCATTGCATTTATGTTTTACTCCTTTCGGGAAGATGAGGCATTCAACATAATGATTAGGTACGGCAATCACTTTCGGTTCTCTTATGAGTCGAATAGGGATAGTTCAGAGTTTGACGAAATTACCAAGTACTGTCAAATATTTTAAAAAGGAAAACTTCATGGAAGAAGAAAATAAACAATCAGTTCACTTTAGTTCAGCATCAAACACTTGGGATACTCCAGATGATTTCTATCAGAAACTTAACTCTGTATGGAACTTCACACTAGACCCTGCGGCGATGGATGACACTGCCAAATGCAGCAAGTACTACACTCCTGAAACGGATGGTCTTGCACATGATTGGTATGGTGAAACTGTTTGGTGTAATCCACCATATGGACGTGAAATTAGTAAATGGTTTAAAAAGTTCGAGCAGGAACATCGTGAAAACGGTACTACCATCGTTGCACTACCACCAGCAAGAACTGATACTAAGTACTTCCACAATTATGTCCAAGGATGTGCAGAAGCTATCTGTTTTGTTAAAGGTCGCTTGAAGTTTGATAACCGTAGTCTTCCTTCGTGGACAGAAGATGGTTCTCATAAGAAATCCGGTGCTCCATTCCCAAGCATGTTAGTTATCTATGATACAAACATTACTAAAGAGAAATATGAAGTACTTGAAAGTCTAGGTTTCGTTGTTCGTCCTTGGAATAACATTAACGAATAATATATGAATAAAACATGTATCATGGTGTACGGGCGATTCAGTCCTGTACACTTGGGGCATGGAAAGCTTTTTGTCCATGCCAACAACTTAAGAAGTACTGAATCGAATTCGGATCTTAGAATCTATATGACAGACTCTAGTTTACCTTATTCGTTCAAACACCAAATGATAGCAGATTACTATCCGTGGGTTCCAGAATTTATTCAGGAAAATCATGCCAGTACGTTATTTGGGGTTTTAGAAGATTTAGATCCACTCTACGATAAAATTATCGTAGTGAGCGGTGACGACCGAAGCGGCAAATTCGGGGAGATCATCAGAAAATATAATGACAAATTGTACAGTTTTCAATCGATTACCTCAGTTTCTGCTGGCCCACGTGATAATAATTGCTATTCAAGCACTAACGTTCGTGATACTATTCTCCGTAATGATTTTGCTAGTTACTGTTCTTTGATGCCACCTGGCTCTTACGGCAAAAACAGAAAGAACTTTGAACTATTAAAAGCTCATTTGGGAGTGTTTTAATGATTTTTAAAACTAGTCCTATGTTTTGGGATGATAACGAACGAAGTGGTTATAGGCACATATCAGTAGAGTACAATGAACGTGTACTACTGGCAGTTGTATCGCACAGAACTGATGGTGTTTGGAAGTCCAGTGTAGTACCAATGGGCTTTAATTTTTTCCACGATGAAGTACAACAGTTCGCAAACATGTTCTCAGTTCTCCCTGAGTTCATGGAATTCCTTATTAAAGATGAGCTTTCGTTCGAAGATATTCAAACTTATATCTTGACAATACAAGATAAAGTCGATACTATTTGACAAAACATTTAAAAGGAATAGAAAGAAAATGACGAGTGTCATGACTAATACATATGCAAAGTACTTGCGTATGGGAATCGTACCCCGCACAACTCGTGGCAACTGGCGTGGTGGTGAACATATGTACAGTATCTATCATAGCGGTGTGCAGTACTGCATTGATGACATGGGCGACTATGAATTTGATGCTGATGTAAGTTACATCATGGAGTGTCTTAAAGCACGTAGCATGATTATTGAACGTAACCATGAATTAGTTAATGACATTTACAATCATATTAAGAAGACACTAAACACTGATGTGTGGGTTCGTGTTAATTCTGGCTTACAACTGAATTGTACTTTTGGTGATTATCGTGGTTCTATTAGTTCATTGATGTTGGACTTTGTAGAACCTGAACTTTTCAATGAAGCAGTTGAAAAGTTACGCCGGATTTTCGGTGATGAGTTAGGTAATCTACCTGACTTCGAGCCAGTACAAGGATATGTTATGACTGTACAAGGTTGTGACATGTCAGTATTCAACGGTTTTAATAATCCGTTAGTAGAGATTTTAAATCTCGATGGAAACTAGTGATGAATAAAAAGAAAACAAACTATCGTAAGAAAACTCGTAAAGAACTTGAACAAATGACGTTCTCTGACCATCTTAGTAGTTTAGCCGATGCTGCAAAAGAACTTGAGAACTTGGTTAAAGATTTAGTTGAACGTGGTAAAGAGAAACTAAAGAATGGAAAATCAAAATAAAGTACCTTCTGCTGACGAACTTTATGCTGCACTAGAACGCAGGCACAAACGTGCTGCGGCTGCTAGTCTAAAGAAGAAACTTGAAAGTGGTGAATTCATTGAAGTAGAAGGTTCGGTTCGTCCGAACCCTAATCATGAAAACTATTACAAGTACGTTCAAGATCCAGTTGAAAGTATAATTTCAGATACAGACCTTGAATTATTACTTGCAGGAAATGCAATTAAAGTCTTGACAGAAGACGGAAATTACATTACAATTTCTGCAACTAAGGAGTAAGATATGGAAAAAACAAATTACACCAAACTTCGTACTAAAGTATTTGGAATCATTGAAGGTTTGACGTTAATTGATTCGAAGTACTTCGATGTACGCAGGGCAATTACTTTTGCTGAAGAAGTGCATTGTAACGAACGTAAAGATGGGAATCCAGAATTCTCTCATCAACTGGAAATGCTAAGCCTTGCATTAAGTATGCATAGCTCATTGATTAATCCATATGGTGTGTACATGGCAATCATTGTCCATGACACTATTGAAGATTATCCAGAAGTTCAGGGCGACTTGTACGAAATGTTCCCTGAAGCTGCAAAGTACAGTCGTATGCTTGCGAAGTTCATTGATCCGGTTAAAGATACAAAGACCTATCATCTGTACTTCGAACAACTTGCAAGCTGTGATGTGTGTTCCGTTGTTAAGCTAATTGACCGTGTACACAATCTAAGTACTGCACCTGGTGTATTCACTAACCGTAAATTGGGTGAATACTGCGATGAAGCAGAGACTTACTTCCTTACCATGATGAAAGATGCAAAGAACAACTTCAATCAACGTGAAGTTTACGAAGTGCTTAAGTTCATGCTAACGACTCAGGTACGGACAATTCGTAAGTTTCTAGTGATGCTTGAAACACCAAGTGAAGCATCATGAAATCGATCTTAGTAATTGAAGCCCTAACACTAATACTGTTATGGGCTTGTACCATCTACTTATATGTGAGTACTGGAGAGTTGTCGGCTCCGCACTTATTGTCAGGGGCAGCAATGAGCATTAGCTCATTAGGTACAGGATTTATCTTATACAATACAATTAAAGAATGGAAAAGTCTTAATAAATGAATTTACAACGTCACAAGAACACACTTCTTCGTAATTTAGGAGAAGATGCAATAAAGATGTTAACCACTTCCAATGCTATTATTGCTGGTGGTGCATTAACATCTATTTTTACTGGTACTGAAGTTAATGATTACGACATTTATTTCCGCACCAGAAAAGATATTATTACTTTCATCAGAAATGCTTTCTGTGAAGAAGGTGATGAAAATAGTTTGACCGAGCACTACCCTCTATCTGAAGAAGACTTTTTAGATATTGGTCGTTATGAGTTTATTTGTCAGAATCATACTTCTAGAAGTATTACCTTTACTCACGGTGATCTAGTACTTCAACTAATTCATTTCGACTTCTTCAATGAAGTTAGTGATATTTTTAAAAGTTATGATTTCCATATTAATATGGCTGCGTATGACTTCAGTACTGAACGATTCGTTTTACACGATAAGTTTATTACTGATGTTGCAGAACGAAGATTAACATTTAATCCTAGTACTGCTTATCCAATCATAAGCTCTTTGCGTGTGTCGAAGTATCTTGAGCGTGGCTATAAGATCTCTAAGAAAGAGATGTTTAAGATTGGTATGGCTATTGCTAATCTAGATATTAATTCGTGGAAAGAACTAGAAGACCAGTTGAGCGGTTTCTATGGTGTAAACATCACTGACATATTCGATCATAACGTTCCTTTTTCTATGGAAGAAGCTATCGATATGATGGATTTAGTTTATGAAGTTCCAGAGAAGAATTCAGCTACACACCCTACTATTGAGATGTTATACTTCACTATCATGGGTAATCCATATGCGGAACAACGTATTTTCTTTAAGTACGTAAAAGATACTGATGGTGTAATCACACATCCACATAATAATGAAGAATTATATAAACTTAATGAGCCAGTATACTTTAAAGATTATGTTGATGTAGTTCCTGATGTTGAAGATGCACCAAGTAGCTATTTCACTAATGCACGATTTGGTATTAAAGTCGCTGTACTAGAGCTTCAGGAAGGTGGTTCTATGGACTTTGGACATAGTGGTTTATGCATTAAAGGCAACATTAAGCTATTAGGTTTAAAGGTCTTACAATGATTTACAGCCCCGTATATGGGGCTTTTTAAGGGAGAGATGGCAGATTTATTAACACAAGGAGTGTGGTGCGATGATTGATCGTATTAAATTTGCAACTGAAATGGCTAACGAACTAAACATGTCTAACTTTCAGACACTAACATCCGTAATGGCAGAATACGCGACTGCCGGATCAGTTAGTGGTGTTCAGTGTGGACAAGCCAATATGCTAGCTGATGTATACAGTGCTGTACAAAGTACTCAATACTCAGTAAAGACATATAAGGATGAATTCGTTGGTCTATATATGAACGGTGATGTTCAGGAAGAACGTAGATATACCGACCCTATTATAGAACGTAGGGTAGCTGGGGTAACTGATCCTAATGGTGATCCAGTTCAAGTACTTAGAGAGGTTCTTGAGGATATTAAAGATAATGAGAATAAGAGTTTACTTCACTACGGCATTACGAGTACTGAAACAATTCTTTTAGGATATTCGGAAGATGATTCTTATTACTATTTTCGTTTAACTGAAATGCCTTATGTTTATGATGAACCTACTATTGTGGAGGTTAAGTATTTTACTGAAAGAAGTAAGAACTTTAATAGACATGAAGGAAACCGTACATCAATTGTTGGTTATAACGACGAAGGCATTCAGGTTTATGAATGGGTTCATCCTAATAATCAGACATACACGAGATGTTTGAAGAAACGCTACTGTTTAGTAGATGCAGATTCATTCTATTTCAAAATTGCTAAGCAACAATATACACGACCAGAAGAATCTGTTCTTATGGGAATGGTAGAGTTGTACTAATTATTATGCCCCGTTCAATCGGGGCTTTTTTTGGATGTAGTAATGGTAACTTTTAAAACAATTCCAAATGTCTTCAAGGTAATTGTACAAGCTTCTAATTTAGAAGATGGTGCAGTTGTTACGAAGAAAACTGGACAAAAAGAGTACACAGTTAGACGCAGCATTAAAATTTATGGTGAAAATCGCCAAGAAATTAAGTCCGATGCTGATAATATTTTTCTTGTAGATTCTGAAGGTAATATTAATCAAATCAAAGATAGTACTGAACTACTCGTACATGTTCGTGCAGATAGTTTATATTATGATTTAGATTCATATATTAACGACGACTACGAAACCCAATAAGGTAAACCATGTTTTCCATTTATAGTTATGCTGATTTAACGTATCACGATCATTTTGGTTTAATTAAAAAAGATTTCCCTGATTACAGTACTGCTGAGAAATTCTTGGATGAACTAAAAGAATTGAAACTAACTAGTGAACATTTTGATGAACTAGTAGTTTGTAAAACCTTGGAAACACATCAAAACGAAGAATCAACAATCTACTTCGATAAGGAATGGATGAAGGATTCTTATAATGAATTGGTATCGAAATATTTTGGAGAAGTAAAATGAGTACTGAAACTATCTTTAATGAACTAATGACACTAACAGCAAATAACGATGCTTTCTCATGGAAAGACTTCACTTCTGCTGGTGGTGGTACATATCGTATCTTCTCTTACCGTCTTGCGAGTTACAGTGATTTTCTAGAGCCAAGTGCATTAGAAGGTCGTGGTAGCATGTTCAAGATCGATGAGAATGGAAACTTCGTGAATATTGTTGCTCGTCCACCATTGAAGTTTTTCAATGCATACGAGAATCCATTTACTATGTTTGATAAAAGTACTTTAAGTTCTGAAATCGCAGTAGTAATGGATAAACTAGATGGCTCTATTATCAGTACCTTCATGGATGCTGATTATAAAGTTCGTACTAAATCTCAGGCATCATTACATTCTGATCATGCAATTAACAGTACGGCAATGCTTCATAAAGACAAAGATTTCTATGAAGAAATTTATCAGGCAGAGATTCTAGGTTTCACCGTAAACATGGAATACACTTCACCTGAGTATCGTATTGTACTTCCATATCAGGAAGATGGCCTTACTGTGCTTAATGTACGCCATCGTCAGACGGGTGAAATGTTAGTGGGTGAACGCCTTAAAGAAGCATTCCCAGGCTTGTACAAGCGTTCTGTGTCGGCTAAATTCGGTGATATTGATAGTACTTTCCCAATGAAAGAAACTTTAATTGAAAGCATTGAAGCAGTACGTAAGATGCAAGATATTGAGGGTTATATCATTATCCTAAAAGATGGACGCATTTGTAAGGTTAAGACTGACTGGTATAGTGCATTGCACTTTACAAAGGACAGCATTAATGTTGATTCTCGCTTATATGAGTGCATCATCAACAAAGCATCTGATGATCTAAAGCAGATGTTTAGTACAGATTTGTACTCAATCAAAAAGATTGAAAAAATGGAACAGCTTGTATTTTCGTGCTATAATAAGCTAGTAAATGACAGTGAAGCATTTTACAATAAGAATAAAAATTTAGAACGAAAAGAGTACGCATTAGAAGTTCAGAAGGTACTACCAAATGAACTTGGAATGCCAGGTATTGCGTTCTTGCTTTATAATTCTAAGCCCGTAGATTATAACGCAATCATGTTGAAATACATGAAAGAAGTTCTTAAGGAATTTGAAGTTTAAGTTCCGAGCATAGCCTAACAAGGAGTAGTGATGGCTAAACCAAAGTATAAAGCAACAAAGGGCGATGCAAGAACTCCTGAAGAACATAGAAGAATACTACAAGAAATAGACGCAACTCAAAGTGAACGCTCAAGGAAAGGGGTCGCTAAATCCGAGAAGCGTCTTAAGAATACCTTCGGGGTTAGTAGTACTATGTATAAGAAGGAACGCAAGCCCAAAAACAAAAAACCAAAGATTTATGATTTAGGAAGATATGCACGTGAGTAATCCTACAACGATACAAACCGTGAAAGTCTTATATAAAGATCGTGAATTTTCAGTTATTACATTATCTAATATAACTCCCAGCACAATGCGGGATATGTTAGCTTACGTTAAGAATATTGGTGACATAGCCTTTATCGTTGATGATGAATTGTACTTCGACGACGGAGCACTCTTTAATTTAACGATGAAGTACTGTGACGAGTACATAATCATTTAGGAGATCTCCATGAAAGTTGAAATGACCCATAGCATTGAACAGGATATGACTGTAATAAAATTCAATTCACTTAAAGATTATTTTCGTGCTTTGAAATTTCTAGATGCTTCTGGATTGTCATGGACACCTTTAAAGTATAGTTCACGAAACGATACAGCAAGTATTCGGGTGACTGAAGATGTATTAAGAACTTTCTCTAACAAATTTGGAATTGGAAAAAAATGCCAGTATTAACAGTAACAGTCGGTCTGCCTGGTTGTGGTAAAACCACATGGGCTAATGAACATGTGAAGTCTTCACGTTCTAAGACTGTAGTAGTAAACTTAGATGATATTCGCCAGACTATGGCTGGTTCACACAGCAACTATAAGTTCCGCAAAGACAACGAACAGTACGTGCAAGACGCTCAGTACAGTGCAGCAACACATGCAGCTTTGAACAATTGGAACATTGTAGTTGGTGATACCAACTTGAACCCTGCGGTTCGTACTAAGTGGAAAGCGTTCGCTCGTGAACATGGTTACACTTATAAAGAACAAAACTTCTTTGAAGAATTTAAGAAAGGTAAAACTTTCGTTCATGAATTCTTTGCTATCAAAGATTATGTTAAGCAGTGTAAAGAACGTAACTTACTTCGTGAAAAATCAGTTCCAGAAGAAGTAATTGATGGTATGGCTGAGAAATACTATTTCAGTACCTTACCAGAAATCACTTATGATGCTGGTTTAGAAGAAGCAATCATTGTAGATATTGATGGTACGTTAGCTCATATGGAAGGTAAACGTGGTCCGTATGAAGAAAACAAAGTACTTCTTGATGATCCAGACGAAGAAGTAATTCTTTCCGTGAAAGCTGAAAGTGATTACATCGGTCGCAAAGTAATCATCATGAGTGGTCGTCACGAAACCTGCAAAGAAGATACTGAGAAGTGGTTGCAGAAGTATGGCGTACCATACGATCATATCTACATGCGTGGTGCTGATGATAATCGTCCTGACGATATTGTTAAGTACGAATTGTTTATGAATCATGTACGCGAAGAATATAAAGTAGTAAAAGTATTTGATGATCGCGATCAAGTTGTGAAAATGTGGCGTAAGCTACTTCGCTTGAAAGTATATCAGGTAGAATACGGTAATTTCTAAGGATAAAAAATGATTCATGTAGTATATAGCATTTATAAAAGTAATGGTGCTGACGCAAATCCAATCTATAGTATTCATGATGTTATCACCCATACTGATTCACATTGGGTTGGTAAGGTGAACATCACTGGTGGTATCCGTAATGAGCTTGAAAAAGAATATCCAGAACCGGAATTTATGATTCAAGTAAGTACAGTAACATCTGCTGGTGGAACTGTTGAGTAATACTAGGGGTACTTAGTACCCCATTTTAATTGAGAGGTTATATATGATAGTTTATCTTTTTTATTATGAGCAGTACGAAATCGTAGACCACGATTCAGACGGTGCTGTTTATGAATCTGTACGTACCAATCTAAGTGCTTTTCGTAATCATGCGGATGGTCTAAAGTACTACCAATACAAATACCCAAACAAACTAATTCAAAGTGAAGGTATTATAATCGAAGACATAGAGGATTAAAAAAAATGACATTTCTTTATATTCTAGTTTGGGCAGTTTTATTTGCTCTAACAATTACAACAGCACAAAAGAATAACCGTTCAGTACTAGTATGGTCTTTCGTGGGTCTTGTATTCTCTCCACTACTATCACTTATCGTTCTATTACTAATAGGAAAGCGTCATGTCTGAAGCAGTTACCTATAAGTTTCCAGAAGAAGCCGATGAGTCAGCACAATTCGAATATGTTTGTTTCATGATGGATGATGTTGAAGAAAATACATGCGGCGAGCTTATTTTCTCAATTGACGTTGATTATCAAGGTCATTTCCATGTGGAAATTCATGAACATCCAGAAGATGAAGACGAAGAAAACGAACTCGTTGACTGGTATGTAGCTAAAACAATTAAAGACGTATATGATTTTCTAATGGACAAATATCTATGAGTGAATTTAATTTTGGGCGTTATACTCGTGAATTGGAATTCAATGGTGTAATTGCTAATCCAGATGAACGTGCATCCTTTTGTGCGGATTTACGTACTATCTATAATTTAACTGTTCAGTACGATAATGATTATCATGATTATGATGGTGCAGAAGAAGAAGATTTATTCGTAAATTATGCTTCAATCACACCAGAAATTTTAGATGACATTTCGGCTGGTAAAAAAGTTGATGGTGAAATGATCTCTGGTGAGATTGATTTCATGTACGATATGCTAAATGCTGGTGATATGGATGATGCATTCGGTTCACAAGGCTGGCGTTATCATTTAGGATGGGAATAATGGAAATTTTATCTTGGGTTGGAATATTCTGTATTTTGTACGTAGTAATGTCTATTATTACTTTTGGTGACGTTATTACGGAAATGGGTATTGAGGGTGAAGACAACCCACTAGTATTTGTCTTTGCAATATTCATGATGGGTATTGCTTGTCTATTAGCTGTATTCTGGCCTGTGTACTGGTTTGTGAAAATTAAAGATAAGATTACGGGTGAAAAGAAATGACAATTTTTCTAATTATGCTAGCTATTGCATATGTAATTGGTGCGATTGTTACATTTGGATATATGTTAGTTGAATTAACACTTGATTCTGATGGGTTAATTCCGATGTTGATAGGTACGTTTGCATCTATTTTATCAGGAATCTTCTGGCCTGTGATTGTTATATATTTTGCGTTAAATGAGTGATATATGATTGAAATTTTAGGACAAATTAGTTTGGTATATCTAGTAGTGATGATGGTTATTTTTATCGGAGCTACTACTTGGAATCGTGATTGGGATAGTGTTATTGGTGTTAGTATTATGGCACTAATTGCATTAACTTGGCCTGTATCCTTACCAATGCTATTGAAAGAGTACTGGTCAGATAGAAAGCAAAGGAAAGAAGAATGACACAAAAAATTTATGTAGCAAATGATGGAACTGAATTCAGTTCCAAAGAAGCCGTTATGGAATATCAAACGGCTGCTGATAAGCTTGGTGCAGAATTTGCAGAGAAGCGAAAGGAGTTTCTTAAGCTCCAAGAAAATCTAGCCAAAGCATTAGATGCACAATTAAGTTTTCAAGAAGAATGCACTCATGAATACATTACCATTGAATCTAAGTCTGATACTGGTAACTATGATCGTTCTCAGGATTCTTACTGGTTTGTGATTGAATGTAAATGTTGTGAAAAACGATGGAACGAAGATCAAGAAACTTCTCAATATCGTGGTCGTCGTTATGATGATCCAAAGATTGAGGTAATTAGGAAATATTAATATGACTATTAAAACAGAACAAGATGATTCTGGTGTTGAGTTTTCACTAATCGAATCTTGGGAAAATTGGGATGAGCATGGTGTGTCAGACCTTTATTTCTATAACGTAAAACTTCGTGCTGATGTATTTGGTGAAGATTTTATTAAGCAGTACGAAGGTAAAAATATTGACTTAGGTCTGTGGCTAAGTACTTCTACTATTGAAGTTTTTGTTGATGGTGAAGAAGAAGCAGTACTCACAAAGAAACTTAAGTTGGAATTTAAATAATGCATTTATTTGATTACTTTGTGGATGCAATAAATGGTGATATAGACTTTAGTGATCATGAACCAGGAAATGCATTTTTGTATGATGTTAAGTTAAAGTTCGAAGTGTTTGGTCAGGAATTTATTGAACAACACGAAGGAAGTACCATTGACATTGGTATCTATCCATCTATGTGTAAAATTGAAGTGTGGTCATCTGATTTTGAAGATCCGATTCTTCAAAAAAACTTTAAGGTAAATTTATCATGATTATTGCAATGCACATTAAAAGTGAATCTGGTGATAGCTATGTTGAGCTATTTGTAAATGATACACTTCAAGTAGTAAAAGAAAAACTATACGAAAGTATGGAATGGTACTGTCCAGTATGTGAATATCAAGTTACATTCGATGAACAAACTACTGAAGAAGAAAAACAACAATTTGATGAAATGGTCAGACAATGGTATGACGATTCATGGAAACGCGAGGATTACTAATATGTCTAATCAAGAAGCACATAAACTACTAAACGAAGCAGTATCAAAAATCGACCAAGCTGTGGCTGATGCTATTGCAATTGCAGATGAGCATGGGATTTCATTTGACCTAGATGTTTCATATGGAATGGGTGGTACATATTACCCACCAGCTATGCTACAAGATGAAGATGACGGTGCATGGTTGGTTGAAGAGTACTATCTTGATGCAGATCAAGGTGGTTGGGTAGCATCAAGTCAAACTTGCTAAGGAATAATAATGTCTAAAGTACGTACAATTAAACAGATTGAAAAAGAAATTAGTGCTCTAATTCAGGAAGGTAAAGACCTTGCCAATGAAAAGGGTGAGCTATTCGAAGTTCTAGATCAAACGTTCTATCCCGGTTCTGAAATCGTTAAGATGTGCACCGAAGATGACGACGAAGACGCTTATCTTGATGACTGGTACGCTGAGGTGTATGGCGAAAGTGGTAAGTGGATGAGCAGTTCTGATTTCTGCTAACAGACGGGGAATTTTATTCCCCATTTTAATTGAGAGGATATACTATGTTTAAAGATGCACTAAAGATGAAAATCGAAGAACTCACGAAAGAACG